CAGAGAATTCTTTTTATCGTCCTCGCTGATTGCGGAAAAGTCGGATGAGAAAACCGATACTGCAAGTGCATTAACTCCGTTGCGGTCAATGGTAGCTTGAGCCTGGTCAATCAATTCTTTGCGGTGGGCAACGAAGTAGCAACGGCGGTTGCCGTGGTCTAATTGCCAGCGCTTAATTATCTCGGATGCGATAACAGTCTTACCAGCACCAGTCGGGGCAATGACAAGTGGATCAATGCCCTTGGATAAAAATGAGAGTGCGGCGGTGACTGCGGACTCTTGGTAATCGCGAAGGTTAAGTTTCATATTAGCGAACTCCAGTTTCGGATTTTGCTAAATCATTGAAGTGCTTTAATTGCGCTTCGAGGATAGCGTGTTTCTTTGTTCCTACACGGACTTTACGTCCAAGAAGGGTTACATACTGTGCTTTAGGTTTTGTGGATTTCATTGCGGTGATTAGGTGGCGGTATTAGTCTTATTCACAGTTTGTGTGTAACACAAGAAAAATCTTTCACAAAAAAAGGGGGGCAATTAGCCCCCCCCTTGTCGGTGGTTAGAATGGCGCAGGGCCGTTGGGCAGTCTTCGGAAATAAGACCCTTGGTAGGCAACCCCTTCCGTGCCGTCGCGTTTGGTATACTTGCGCTCGGTGACCACAAGCTTTAAGGTGCGACCCACGGATCGTTGGGTGACCTTCGCAAGGAAGTCCTCATTGACCTCGAATTCGCCGCCGGACAAATACTCCTTAATTTCGGTATCAATAGCGGTTGAAGCAACGAATTGCTCTAAACGCTCGTGACCGCCGTTCTTATCGGGCTTGGCGAAGATATCGCCAAAGACCATTTCTCCGTCCGTGGTGGTGAAGGCAATGCGGGCATACAAATCCGCACGTGGCGGAAGGTAGTCCTGCTTTACCGACGTAACTGACACTTCATAAGTGCCAGCTTTGGAGACATACTTTTTGTCGTCTCCGGCATTAGGGTTGAACTTGAATGACATATATATTATGGGTGAGAGGTTTAGGTTTCTGAAGTGAATGCCCATTTGGGCAAGGATAATGTTTGGATATCTTTGGAGTAACCAGGAAACACTTTGTATAAGTTACACTCGCCGTATAGCGCACACGCGGAAGCCATAAGCTTTGCACCTTCGGCAATGGCTTGCTCGTCGAGTTCGTAAATCGTCCAATCCCAAGGCGGGTTCTTTTCCACAACCAAAAAAAGAAAACGCTTTGCACCTACCAAGTGAAGATACCACGCTGCTTGCATATGGTATTTAAAGTTCACGCAGTCACGACTCCACGCCTTACCAGCGTCCATTGTGGTTTTCACGTCTACCACGGTGTCGCCCAACACCAGGTCTGGACGACCCTTGATATTGATACCATTAAACTTGTTAAAGACTGGAGTCTCAACAATCCACGCGGGATCACTCATCGACTGCGATATCTTTGCAAGGCCGGTTCGGGCGGACGCGGCAACATTCGTGATTAGCTCGGACTCGGACTGCGTGATGGCAATCTGGTCGGGTTTCAACGCACCGATAAAATTTTCCCATAACTCCTTACCAATCTTCGTGCGCCTATCACATTCTGGTGCGGTTAAAACCTCCTTGGAATACTTTTGCGGTTCAAGCGAAGCCAAGTGAACAAGGCGACCAATCTTAAGTGCTGGCGTGTCCTCCTGTGGCTCTTTCAGCCATTGCTGGTAGTGAAGCGGTGACTGAAGAATTACTTTCGCCCCAGAGCAGTTTAGCGCAGGGTTTTCGTTGTATGATGTTAGATCGTTAGGCATAGAGTTAGTTTTGTTTAATGATGCGGTAGACTTGACGTTGTTCGGGTGTCGCAAGGTTGCGGAAGTGTGTTAATTCTTCTTCTTGCAATTTATACGCTTCGGTCATTACCGCTAAATCGATTTGGAGGTTCATCTTTTGCTCGGCAAGCTCTTGGATTACTTCACCCATTCGGGCGACATTTTCCTCAAGTGACTTTTCGGGAAGTGGTTTAAATTCTTCACTCATTGGGGTTATTGAATTCGAGTTTAACGCGCTCCAGGAATGGTGCTGGTTTACGCAGAATGTTGGTAATGGTAATTTCGGGGATGTCTTTCCATTCGTTAGACTCATCAAGTTGACCACTCTCTCTCAAGACTCGCAATGCCGCAGGACGCATCTCCTCTGGAACAAGGTCATCTAAAGTTTTTGGTGCAGAAGTAACATTGATGGGTTTGCCTTGATCCAGTTCCTCAACGGTGTAAGTACCGAAGCAACATTCTGGAGCAATCAAGCGGACTCCCTCGGATACTGCTCTTGCGGTGAGCATACGACGCGGCCACTTCTTCCAATTGTCCTTGGGCTTGCCGTCCTTGCCTAATGCCGTGCCGTTTGCAATGTACTCCTCAATCGACGCGACAATGTTGGCAGACTGCCCATTGCGTTCAAACTTTGCTTCAACAAGTTTATCGGTGCGAGTGATCCATTCGACCTTACCGCCGGACATTTGATATTTTGCCAATAGCGCATCGGAACGAATTGCTAATTGCCCTTGGATGAAGTGGTAAGTGCGAGCAAGCTCCAGAGGGGATTTCTTTTCAACAAGACATTGCATTGCAAGAATTTCACCTTGCTCTGGTTTATCGAGTCCGAAGATTCCAGATTTGAATATAGACATACCCAATGTCTTGATAGCAAGCATAGGGTCGTTGATGCGGTCATAGACACCGCCGATGGCTGACTGGGGAACGACTGCGAGGTCGTTTGTTATTTCGTTTTCCATAAAGTTACGCAACGAGTGCGGCGAGTAAAAGTTTCTTACTTGTAATGCGACGAAGTGTTCCGTCAATCACCATATTGTAGGAATGTTTGTTATTTACTACAACAGGTTTCAAGAGTCGGGCAACACTTCCGTCCGAAAGGACAATGTAACCAGAATCACCGATTGCGGCGACAGTTTTGAGTGGCATTACTTTTTTGAGTTTGTGGATCATAAGAGAAATTAAAGGTTGTGTTGAATTGAATGTGATAAAATACAAAACGCGTCGGCGGTTTGCAAAGTGATTTTCTTTTCAGGCCATCGACGTTGTGCTTCGGCTTTAAGTTTATTCTTCCAGACAGTAGTCGTGTCACTTCCCTTCGTACCAATGCCCATTGTTTTCTGCCAAGTCTGCGGACTGACTAGCACGACTTTCATCCCTTGGCCTTGAAACAATCCGACTAACCAGCCGTAGGAGTATCCTAACTTAAATGAGCTGGACGAAGGAATCGCCCTTCCCACGAATGGTGGTACTTTCTCAATGACAACAGTTGTTTTTAGAGAAAATTTTAATTCCGCTAATTCTTCAATACCACCAGAGGTGATAGAGTTTTCGGTATAATGACACCAGCCTCCCGAAGATCCTGGGTCAATGCAGAGATACCAATTATTTTTTGATGATTCAAACATACTCATTTTAATAATTCTTGAGTTATATTGTTAACACGTTCGGCCGCATCAAGTTTCTCGGCAGGGACTTTAGTCAAATCGAATTCAACATCCTTAAAATTTGAATACCCCCACGCGAATGCGATGTAAATTTGAACATAGGTCGGATTTTTCACACCCCCTTTGATTAATTGGTCTTTGCACCAATACAAATAAGCTCCGGCCATTGCTCGCTGGTTTTCTTTATTCTTCCATTCACCGCGTCGAATCGTTGGAAGTCCGTGTGCCGTGCGCCATTGGTTTGCACAAATCCAAGCCGCAACGTGCATCTGCCAGGCTCCGACGGCACGATTAGAATCTCCCTGTGCATCGTACTTTCCGCCACTCTCGACCTGTGCAACGGCATTCGTGAAGATTAAGAATTCAGCTTGCTCGCGTTGAGGCGGAGTCAAGGTAGATAAAAACAAAGCAAGGTTAGCGATGTGACTCATAGTGTTCACATAATTCACAACCTTATTCACATTGCAAGCCCCAATATATGCCGTGGGGGGGGAAATCCTTTGCCAAAAAAAAGGGGGTCGCAATATATTTGGGGGGTCATTATTTTGGATATTAAAAACACAGATATCTCATATTCTCTCTATAGAGAGAATAGACTTCGTCTCCTCCCTGCCGCTGACGCTGGAGGAGTCTTGTCCTCTCTCGGCCGGCAAAGTCTTTTGTAGATCATTGCCAGTCAGATTTTTGATTTTAAATATCATTAGTAATATTGAATAAAATTTTATAAAAACTTTCCCAAAAAATTTTGCCTATAGAATTTCCAAAAATTTCCCTGGAGGGGGGTCGGGGGGGTCAAAAAAAATTCCAGCGGGGACACGCGTGTCATCGAATTGTAACAATTGTCACATTGTGTTCACCTGTGAATTTTTGTTCACTAGTGAACGACGGCGGGCGGCCGACGGGCGACAAGGTCAGTCACGCGAAGGGCGACAACGGCGAGGCGACTGGAAAGGCGGGCTACATAGGCGGGCGGTGAGGCGGGTTAAGGGTCAGGGCAAACCTTGCGTGAGGTTTGCAAAGTGATTAAGGCGAGGTCGTAAGGCGATCCCTCCGACCTCCGTGCGCAATCGACGGACGGCGAACCTCTAAAACAAAAAGGGGTCACCTGACCCCCTGAAGTTTTGCGACGATCACCAAGTGGCATTAGTTAAGCTTTAACACAAAACCACTTGTGTCCTTTTTTGCTTTTCCCTTTGCCGTCAAAATTCCTACGCGACCTTTGCCGTCACTTGCTTTTCTGTCCGTGAACCTCAAGTCGTGGCGGTCAGCGTCAAAAATTTTCCGCTCAATTGTCGAGGCGGGCAAAACGATTGTCTTACTTTTCAAACCACTCACAACGGCGGCGACATTCACACCAGCGTCCAAGGCGAGGTTTGCCAAGGTTGCGTTACTCTCCGACAAGCTGAAGGTGAGGTGGTAATTTTTTGGCAATTCACCTTTTGCAAAAGCAATCGCACGACGAAAACTTTTTGTGTAATCGTAAAATTGAACCTTGGAAAACTTTTTGAAAATTTGGGGCGCAAGGTTTTCCCAAGGCAAGTCCGATGTGCCGTTAAGTCTAATGGCCGGTTTTAGTCCTAGCTTTTCCGCACGACGAACCACGGCGGAAATTTCGCCCTCTAATATAGAAAGGAAAATTTCTTTTTGATCGTGGAGCAATCGGGTTCGCATTACGCGAGCAATGTTTACACTTTCGTAAACACCCGCAAAACCGGCCGTGAAAAGACAGGCCGTGAGACAACCCTGACTTGCGTGAGGGCATAGGTTACCGACCCCCGCTAACGTTGCGGGAGCTAAATATAAAATTCCAGTCAAGTAACCACTTGCCTGACCTTTTATAGTTTTCGCATTAGTGTCCACATTCAGCAAGGCGGTGGGCATTGTGAAGGGTAGACTTGCGGCGGGATGTATTGTTTTAGGGTTCATTATATGTAGGGGGAAATTAGTTTAAAATTAAAACTTTGTACTCTTCGACGATCACAACCTTGGATGTCGGATTAGCTTTTAAAAATTTTGCAAAGCAAGTCGAACCAAAGGCCTCCAATCGGAAACGCGAACCCTCGACCTTTTTTATTATGTGCGCAAAGTCGAGGTCAGGAAATTCCTTTAAAAGTAATTCGTAACCTTCAATAGTGTACGCGACATTGCCGTCCTTGCTCATTACATAATGTGACGGCCGTTGTCCCTTAATTCCCTTACCACAGCAATAGCAAGGGTAGTCGCCGTTAAGCTTAATTCGTTTTGTGGGAAAACTTGACGGCAAAAATTCGTATATTGTTTTAGACATTTTAGTGATCGGTGGAGGGTTAAAAGTTTTGAATTAGTAAGTGGCCATTGCTTAATTCAAAAACAATTGTTTCGTCGTGCAAGTACTCTAAAAATTCGTAATTGTTTAAGTCCTCCGTGCGCAATGTGCCTAGATTTTTGCGAGCCTCCGCAAGGTCATCGAATTCCATCCAAGTGGAACGAATGGAGCAAAGGTCGAGAGTGTACTCAATACCCCAATTGCTTTCCTCTTCGGTGTACCAGTCCGCCAAGAATTCGGCGGCCGGAATTGTCCAGTCTTTGCCAGCGTCCTTTAATATTAAGTCCACAAGCTGGCGGTAAGTTAAACGTTTGTTTTGATATATCATTTTTTGTTTTTGGTTAGGGTGAAAGGTTAGCGGTTTAAGAATGCATAGACTTGAGGTCCGTACTTTATCAGGGCGACATTATACGCGACGGGAATTAATAGGAGGCCAATAGTTTTTAGTAATGTTTTCATTTTGTGATCGGTGGAGGTTAAAGGTTAAGTGTGCATTACAATCCATCGGCGGTTGCCGTGCGCAAAGGTGTCTTCTAAATATTGGTCGGCCTCTTTGCCCAAAACTTCACGCAATTCAAAATCGAATTCCAAGACCCAATTAAAAGACTTCGCGTGACCTTTAATATTAACAATACTTCCGTCGGCCTGACATTCGACATCGGCGGCGAGGCCGTGGTAAACTTTATAAGCCTGAATGCGTTCAGCTTGTGAGATATTTTTTGTAATCATTTTTGGTTAGTGGTTAGAGATTAGGAAATAATTAATTTAGCGGAGGTCGCCTTGTCACGGCAATGACGGCAAGTGACTTCGGCCAAGGGTCGGCCTGTGTCCCTCGCCTGACTGAATGCGTTGTTCATCCCGCATAATGCGTGAAGGGGGTTGCCCGCCGTTGCCTTGCGGGAAATGTGGAGCTTTGCCCCAAAACCAATTCGCGTGACGCAAAAGTTTTCGGGTGTCCAATAGGGGTTGTGGTTTTCGTTTTCCATTTTGTTTTAGGTTAGGTTAGTGGTTAGGGTGAAAGGTTAGTCGCACGGCAAAAAGTTTTCGCCGATCACAAAATATTTTGAACCCTCGACCTCGACAAAACTTTCCGCACATTCACTTGCGTAAGGGTTCAAATTTTTGGGTAGAAAACCGGCCGTGCCTAGGTCGGCGCAATGTACGACGATAAAATTCTCTTCGCCGTTCACTAGAATTTTGAATTCGCAATCGCTATAGAAGTCGAAAGTGAATTCAATCGGGTCGCCCTCGCTGAATTTGTCCAAGTAAGCTTGAACGGCGGCGACCTTGGTTTTGTGTTTACGCAATAGGTGGTACTTTGCGTGACACTCATTAAAGTGTTTTGAGTCGTTCCCGAAAAGTAAAAGGGAAAGTCCCGCCTCTATAGCCTCAATAGTCTTTTCGGCCTTAACGTAATTACGCGAATTGAATTTAGCTAGTCCCCGCAATTCGAATTGGCGGGTATAAGCCTTTTCAATTTCGGCGAAGTTTTCTAGAGTGAATGGAATTTTGTTTTTTGGCATTGTAGTGATCGGTGGAGGTTAAAGGTTAGGGTGATTAATTAATCGGGACTTGTGAGTCGATACTCTCCCAAATTTTGCGGGCGTTGTCGCGTGACTTGAGGTGAATAGACTTAAGGTGTTTAAACATTTTAATAGCGTCCTTTTGTTCCTCTATTTCGTTAGAAGTAATCCAAGTGTTGAACGAATTTTTTTTGCTTTGCTCAATAGCCTTTAAAGCTTGTTCAATTTCGTTTTCGCAATTCGCAACCCCTGCGCAATTGAGTGTTTCAATTATATTGTTAAGGGCGGCGACCTTCGCAATCGTGCCTTGCGGACACTTCGCCTTTGCAAGCTTGTGTAATTCATTTTGCAAGGTGTCGAGGTCGGTGTAATTCGCCCACTCTAGAAAAGCAAAAAGTGTTTTCGCTAATTGTGCGGGACTGGTTTTAGGTTTGTTCATTGTATTAGGTTAGGGTGAAAAGTTTTTAGTGATCGGTGGAGGTTAGGCGAGGTCGGACCCGCAATAGTTTTTGTTATAGTGAGCAAGTACACCATTGAGGTTACAATGCCACGAAGTTTTGCGAATGCCGTGAGCCTCGCAATAGTCGGTAAAAGCTTTTCGGAATTCTATATCCAGTTTTGCTTTTCCTTCGGTGGTAGATTTTGCCCAATTATTTTTCCAGCGATTAAACACTAGAGAGAAATTATAGGCGGTTACTAATTGTGATTTAGGTTGAGACATATTAGGGATTAGGTGAGGTGATTACTCTCTACAGACGGCCGGTTTTACACAAGCTAAAAGAGTCAAATTTTTTGACTATATATAGAGAGGGAATTCGGGAGGGATCGCCGTTGAATTCGGGGATCGGCGGCGAGGGGGGTCGGCGCAAAATCGAGGTCAGTCGTCACGCGAAGGTCAGGGCGGGGGGATAGGGGGCGACTTGGCGGAGGGTGACAAGGTCAGGGCGAGGAGGCCATTGTGCCTACGTCTACCGGCCTACCCCTAGGAGGAAATCTATTCCGGCGTCCGGCGGGGGGGAGGGCGAAGCCCACGCGACTCCGCCAATGACGTGGGGGTAAACTGTCAAAACCATAGGAATTGCTATATGTGTTGTTATAACAATATCAGTAGCAATACCAGTAGCAAGACGTATAACAATACCTTTACTATATGTATCTAAAGATACAAATATAGTAAGTATAATGAAAACACATTATACGCTTTACTCCTTTGAGGGAGTAGCGTAAATGGTTTTCCTATGAGCCAACCTTTTCCCTTCCGCCGCCGAAAGTCCAAGAAGTCTAATCCGATCCAGCGCACCGAGACACCTTGGGCCAGAGCTTGGAGGACTGCACCGCAACGGATGAAGGAACACCTTGACCAGATGAATCAAGCCAAGGTCGCCAAGTCCGAGGAGACTGCCGAACTTGTCCAAGCGATTCTGAATATGCTCGATACCGAACCAGTCGCTCCGTACAAATTACGCGATGCCTTCCAGCAAACCTGGAACGAAAGCTATGGCGAACAGAAAAGTAAAAAGGAAGCGTGGAACTTATTACGACTTGCAATGCGTCACGGCAAGATTGGTAAAACGGAAAACGGTTTGATATATCCACGAAAGATGTAAGTCCGTTGACTTGTTCACATTTGCGGTGTTAGGTTATTCACATATGATTAACCGAATGCAAAACAATGAGTCGCCGGATGATGACGACTTACATTTCACAGAAAAAGATATTCAAGAGATAGAGGAATTATTGGCTGATACCGCCGAACTGAAGAAGGTTGCCGCAAGGACGCTACTTCGTGCAACGCACATCATCGACTCGAATCCTAACGACACCGATGTCGCGTATCTACTGCTCCACGAAGCAACCGTAATGATGCAGATCGTTCACCGCATCGAAAGTTTCTTCAACGATGACTCTGGAGAGTGAGTATAGTAAATGGTGGCGCAAGTTACCAAAATCCGACAAGGAACTGCTGAAGTCCACCGGCTTTGATTACAAAAACTTTAAGGACGACGGAGTACCTATTGCCCATCGCTACTTCGGCGGTGAGACGGAGAAGCAAGACGAAAGTGAAAACTCTGCGCCCACAAGTTCAAACGGTTACGACATTAACTTTAATCAGTTTAAGAAATGGATCGGTGACAAAAGTAAAAACGAAGATGTTATTGCCAAACGCTTTTTCAGTTTCGATGATGTATTGGAAATCTTGAACCGAGTAATTGGAATCCTCGATGACTCGAATGACAAGTCGGTGAAACTACACGCAACCTGTATCAAGATTGCTTTAGGTATGCCAGAGCAACCCAATATGACAAAACTATCCAAGGAGCATAATCTCACACGTGCGGCGGTAAGTCTCCGCGTAAAGACCATTCAAAAGAATTTAGGTTTGTCTCCGTCGATGTATATGAAATCGGAACACGCTTGTAGCAAACTTTCTAAAGCACGGAGGAAGAAACTGTGAGCGACAAAGTAAGACCAATCGATTTAGCCGCAAGGTGGGGTGTGAAGAAGCAATACATTAACACGCTACTCACACAAGGGATGCCAATTGATTCCATCGAGTCTGCCGAGGCGTGGTATAATGCCCGACGATCCTCTGGTGCAATCAGCATAACCGCAGACAAAGATTTCAGCGAGACGGTGGAAAGACAAAGAGAATTGAAGGCACTCGCGTATAGACAGTATCTTGATGACCTTCGTAACAACTCGCCGGAAGCAAGTAAGTCCTACGCAACCTACGACAAGCTGGTAAAGACTTTGGTCACACTCGAAAAGGAATTACAAGCCCGTCAAGTAGCGAGTCGGGAATACATCCGAACTCAAACCGCCATAGAACGCTTTGGAAGGGTGCTTGCACAAGTTCGTGAGGAGTTAAGCCAACTGGGGTCTAAAATCGCCTCCAGAGCCAACGCAGACAATCCAGGCAAGGCAATGAAAGCCATTGACGAGGAAGTGAAGAAGGTGTTGGAACGTTTAAGTAACTCCGCAAGTTACGCGGAACAAGCAGTCGTGAAAGAACCAGACCAAGAGGAGATAAACGAAATAAACGAAACCGCCGGCGATGATAGCGTTGACGAGGTCGAGAGCGAATGATTATTGACCCCAAGACAGTCGATACCTTTGAAGCCCACATTCGGGCTATGATGACTCCAGACCCCGAAGGAGATATAGTGGAATGGTTGGAGTCTAATGTCCGTGAAGTTCCTGGTTCGCCGCAACCAGGCCCATTCCGCGTTGAGTCAACTCCGTTCCTTGCACCGATACTTCGTGCGCTGACTGATCCGGAGATTACAACCATCGTTGTCCTTGGTGCAGTTCAGATGGGCAAGTCATCACTCCTTGAACTCTGGTCATCATTCATTCCGTCACGCAGTCCAGGTCCTACGCTTCTTTTGCAGGATGTGGATGACAATGCACAAGACTGGCAGAAAGACCGCTTGCGTCCGATGTGGGAGGCAACACCGGCGACAATGGAGAAGATGGAACAAGCTGAACGCAACCAATGGAAGAAAACCAGATTTGAACGCAACACTTGTTGGGTGCTTGGTGCAAACAACAAAAAGAATTTGCAACGACGATCTATTCGTTTCCTTGGAGGCGATGAAGTCTGGCTATGGCCGAAAGGTCACTTGAACGAAGCACTCGCACGACGCACCGCATTTATCTGGCAGGGCAAATCACTACTTGTCTCGCAGGGTGGAGTGGAAGGCGATGACATTACCGACTTGTGGAATCAGTCCAACCGAATGGAGTGGACATTTAAATGTTCGCATTGCGGAACACGACAACCCTACGAATGGGAACAATTAAAATATCCAGAGGACGCAAGAGAGCCGAATGGATGGAACATCGACAAGGTCAAAGAAGGTTGCACCTACGAATGCAAAGGTTGTAAGCACCAATACAAAGACTCCTTTGAGGTTCGTGCAGAATTAAATTTATCTGGCGAGTATGTTCCGATGAACCAGAATGCACCGAAAGGCATTGTTGGTTTCCATTGGAACTCACTTTGCGCTCAATGGGGACT